GCTTTCATTTGTCGCTAATGATTTATGGATTTTTGGGTTTCATGGGGGTACTCACGTTGTTTATGATTCGATTTTATGCTTGAAATAATTTATTTGGCTGTTGATAGTTTGCGGGGTTATGAGAATAACAGTCGTGTACATGGTGATGAACAGGTAGATAGTATTTGTAAATCGATTGCTGAGTTTGGTTTTACCAATCCGTTATTGCTGGGTATAGTCGTTTTATTGTGTCGGTTAAGTTTGGTATAAGCCATGACAATTCGCGCATATAAACAACAGATTTTTCCGAATGCAGAGCAAAAGGAACTCCTTGAAAGTTATCAAAGCGCATCCCGTTTTGTCTGGAATTTTGGGTTATCCATGATTAGCAAATCTTATGCAAGACGCAAAGATAAAACTAATTGGATGACGGTATCCAAGCTAATCACCCAGCTAAAGAAAACCAGTCGGTATGAATGGCTTAATGATGTTCCATCCGATGTAGTCGCACAAAAACTCAGAGATTTAGACCGTGCTTATCAAAATTTCTTTGCCAAACGTGCCAAGTATCCAAGATTTAGAAAAAAAGGATCATCCTGGTCAATCCGTTTTTGTTTTGATAATCGGCATACAGGAAAAATCAAGTCGTGGGCAAATGGTGAAATGGTATTACCAAAGATTGGGAAAATAAAACTAAGTCAAAAACTGGCAAATGGAATGCCTAAATTAATCACGATAAGCAAAGATGGAACAGGGGCTTATTTTGCCAGTTACACAGTAGAACAAAATATTAAACACAAGCCAAAAACAGGTTCAATGGTCGGTATTGATATGGGTATCAAATCATTAGCTACCTTATCGAATGGTCAAGTGATTGAAAACCCACAATTTCTAAAGTCCATGTTAAAGACTTTGCGCAAGCGGCAAAAATCGCTATCCAGAAAGCACAAAGGCTCAAACAGATGGAAAAAACAGGCACAGCGTGTTGCTAAAACACACGCAAAAGTACGGAACAGTCGGCGTGATTACCTACACAAAGCAACTACGGCAATTGTCGAAAACCAAGACATCATTGTTGTCGAGTCCCTTCGTGTAGCCAACATGGTAAAAAATAGCCGATTGTCCCGTTCCATTAGCGATACCAGCATGAGCGAATTTATTTCCATGCTGGAATATAAGTGCGAATGGTACGGGAAAGAATTTATCAAGGTAGACACCTGGTTTGCGAGTTCAAAGACTTGCTCCTGTTGTGGTCACAAGCTTGATGAACTGGATTTATCAACCCGAAGCTGGGAGTGTCCCAAGTGCAAGACAAGACACGAGCGAGACTTCAATGCCTCGAAAAATATTCTAGCTGAAGGATTGAGGATAACGGGGAGAACCCGCGAATCCGATAAGGATGTTAAAAATTGCGTGGACTTTTCGGCTCTGGCTTCCGTGTTGAACGGCAGTGAAACTGAAAAGGAAGAAGCGCGAATCGTAGGCGAACCGAATATTCTGTATGAAACGGGCTTGAGGAGCGCATGATGAATTCTATAGCAGGCATTTTCAACACAACTGAGGTTGAAGTGCAACGCCTGGTAGATGATGGGATTATTCCGCGTCCTGTTAATGGGCAATACGATCTGGTGGCGTGTGTGCGTAGTTATATTACCTACTTGAGAGAGCCACAGTTTTTAAGTAAAAATGAATTGGCTAAGCGCATGGATTTATCAGAAAGGACGGTTTCGGACGTGTTGCGAGATTTGGCATTAGACTTCAGAACTACGCCATACACGACCATCATTATTGCCTATATTCGGAAATTAAGAGAAGCGGCGGCGGGTCGCAATACCAGCGATCACCAGATTGATGCCGCGATTGCCCGAACCCGAAAAGATAATATGGCTGCTGAAATGCTTGAAATGCAGATTAAAGAAAAAGCAGGCACGCTTATTCCAGTCTCTAAAGTTGAGCCATTCATAACAAGTTTAATCATCGCCGCCCGTCAACAGTTGATAAACCTACCGCGTAAATGGTCACAAGAGTTACAAGCCATTCACAACCTTGATGTGGATGAGCAATATTTTTTAATGGATGTAAATGACGCACTTAACCAATTATCAAACGCTGACGTTTTCAGCGATGACGACAATGACGCGTCGAGTGATGAAAGCCTGGGCAGTCCCAGAGAAATTGCCGATTTTGCAATGGTCGATTAAGTACCGTTATTTTAGTGAGCAAGCCAGCGCATTACCTGGGCGTTATTCCACACTGTACACGCCTTGGATACCGTTCATTTTGGATGCGCTTAACGACAAAGATACGCGGGAAGTCTGGATTTTAAAATCCGCTGGTGTTAGTCATACCGAGGGCGTGTTAAACAACTGGCTGGGCTGGATAATGGACGTAGACCCGTCGGGCGTAATGGGGTTGTTTCCAAAAGACGAACTGTCAACAAAATTCATTGATGAAAAATTTGTACCGATGGTGAAATCCACTAAGCGGTTGCAAAGCAAAATTGACGTGATGACGCAACGCAAGGGCAGTCGTCAGCACTATAAAAAATTCTTAGGCGGGTTTTTATCGTTAGTCAGTGCCAACGTTATCGCCAATGTTCAATCGACGCATTTGAAACGTGCATTTATTGAAGAGCCCGACCGTTGTACAGCCAATGCAAGCGGTCAAGGCTCTCCTATAAGTAGCTTGCGCGATAGGATTAAAACCTATCCAGACAGCAAATTATTGGCGGGTGGTTCGCCTGGTATTTTGGGTTTATCCGTTACCCATGCTGAATATTTGGCAGGCGATCAACGACAGTTTTATGTGCCTTGCCATGATTGCGGTAAATCGCATGTTTTGCATTGGGATTATGTCACATGGGATGACGATCACAACCAAGTGCCAGACGAAGTGTATGGAACAGCCAAGCCTGAAACCGCGCGGTACGTCTGTCCGCATTGCGGATCTATGTGGACTAACATTCAGAAAAACCTGAATGTCAGAAATTTAACGTGTGAAGCAACCAAGCCATTCAATGGTATAGCCAGTTTTTACATTAACGCCCTTTATAGCGCGTTCCCTGGCGATACCTTGCAGCGATTAGTTGAACGTTATCTGAAAGCCTTGAAAAAAAGCGAGGAAGGCGATCAATCGGACATGATTGTTTTTGTCACAACCGCGTTGGGCTTGCCTTATGAATACAAAGGCGATGCACCCGACGAAGACAAATTGGCAGAACTGGAACTCGATTACAAGCCGCTCAATGCTCCAAACGGCGTTTTAAAAATAACGGCGGGTGTTGACTTCCAGTCAAGCGGTCGGATAGCGATACAAGTCATCGGCGCGGGGCGTGGTGAAGAAATCTGGGTTTTGTATTTTGATGAAATCTACGGAAACATCACCGACAAAACGGACCCGATCTGGAACGAACTTGAAAAGTTTTTAACACAACCTATTCGACACCAAAGCGGCAAATATTTACATATATCGGCTGCCAGTTTTGACACGTCGGACGGTAACACAGCTGACAACGTTTATGACTTTATTCGTACGTTTAATCGTAGGCATTCTAGTATTGATGCGATGGCGGTCAAAGGGTCATCAACTGACTACGGTAGCAAGGAAATTTTTAGCAAACCTAAAACGCCGCTGGATACGCGCGGTAAACAAAATACCAAGAGTCAAAAGTACGGACTCCGTGTTTTTATGGTGGGTACGCATAAGGCAAAGGACTTGATTTATTCTCGGTTGAAACTGTCAGGTTTTGGAGCAGGGCGTTTGCATTTTTACAAGCATATGCGTTCTGACTATTTCAAACAATTGACCAGTGAGGTCAAAGTGCCACACAAAACCGCCCGTGGTAAAGAAGAGTACAAGAAAAAATCAGGTGTCAATAATGAAGCACTTGACACTTTGGGCTATGCAATCCATGCGCTACGGTCTACAGGTTTTCATTTGTACACCGAGGCAAAATACCAACGCCTTGAAACTGAGTTAATGCAAGCCAGTATTTTTGAAATTGAAAATAATGATAGCGTGGCGATGATTGAATTACCGCCGCCACCAGTAAGCAAAACCGCTCCTAGGGTCATATCAATGCGGAACAACACATGACAGACATTAGTGTTTTAAGAACTCGATTATCCGAAGCAGAAGAGGCATATCATCAACTGCAAATGGGAGCAAAAGAGCAAGAAATGCAACTTAACGGGCGGCGGGTGGTTTATACGCCTGCCAATATTACCCAGTTGCGGGGTTATATCAGTGATTTAAAAGCCCAGATTGCTAAGCTTGATGGTTCGGCAAATGGTCGCAAACATCCCATTTATTTACGCCCATGAATTTTATTGAAATAACGCCAGTATTAATAAATGCTCCTGAGCAACCATTAAAAATGTTATGTGAACCAGCTAATTGTTGGTTTTTTGAAATGCCAGATGGAAGTTGTAAAGTTGCTGTTATTGGTGACGAAAGAGCTTATTTAATTCGTGAATCATACAAAGATATAAAAGAAATTTTATCGAGTCATAAATGAATAATATCCAGCTCCTAGACCATCGCGGTCAACCTATGGCATATCAAGACACCGCACACCACGCCGCGTCTTTAACCCGTCAACCAATGCGCGGCTGGAATCCGTCGTTAAATTCTGCTGATGCTGACTTGTTAGACGAATTACCCGCGATTGTCGCACGCTCTAATGACATGACGCGCAACAATGGCGTGGCGGCGGGTTATCCGCAAACGCTGGTTGATAATGTCATTGGTGCTGAATTACGCCTATCATCAAAACCTGATTATCGTGCGTTAGGACAGACAAAGGAATGGTCTGACGAATGGAGTCAACAAGTTGAGGCATTATGGCGTGGCTATTCCCAGTCAAAGGAATGTAGCGCGGCGAATGATATGACGTTAGGCGGACAAGCACAGCTCGCATTCCGAACCGCGATTATAGGTGGCGAGGCGTTGGCATTGCCGTTGTGGTTAGAAAATCGGAAATACAAAACGACCTTGATGTTGATAGACCCAAGCCGTCTATCCAATCCCAACATGCAAATGAATAGTGTTACCTTGCGCAATGGTATCGAGATAAACGAGTATGGAGAGCCTTTAGCCTACCATATCCAAAAAGACACCACGCCTGGCGTGATGGGGTTAAATTTTAAAAGTTTCTTATGGGACAAGATACCCGCTCGCACATCATGGGGGAGAAAACGGGTTATCCATGCGCACGATAAAGAGCGCACAGGACAGACGCGCGGTAAACCGTTCATTGCATCAGTATTAGGCGATTTTAAACGCGCTGGACAGTTCCAAAATGTCACATTGGATACAGCGGTAGCAAATTCACTGGTGGCGGCGTTTATTGAAACATCCATGAGCGGCGCGGATTTGGCTGAGCATTTTGGTGATACCTACCAGCCTTATGATGATAGCCGCCGCGATTGGAATGTAAAAATGGAAGGCGGCGGGGCATTAATACCGCTCGCACCTGGTGACAGAGTTGCACCTTATCTGCCAAACAATCAAGGTGCTGATTTTGGGCAGTTTATGGAAGCCGCTTATCGCAATATCGCCGCTGGTTTGCACATCCCTTATGAATTACTCCTGAAAGATTTTAGCAAAACGTCCTATTCGTCAGCTCGCGCCGCCATGCTGGAAGCGTGGCGTTTTTTTATGGGGCGTAGAAATTGGCTAGCTAATAATTTTTATCAGGAAATATACGAGCTATGGCTTGAGGAAATTGTTAACGATGGTTTAATTGATGCACCTGATTTTTACCACGTTCAAAACGGTCGGATAATCGGCATTAACAAAGCCTATTCTAAGGCTAAGTGGATAGGACCGCCGCGCGGTTGGGTTGACCCTGCAAAAGAAGTCGTCGGGGCAAAACTCAGAATGGAATACCTGCTATCTACTCAAGAAGATGAATGTGCTGAGCAAGGCAAGGATTATGAAGAGGTACAGGATCAACGCTTAAGCGAATTACAACGGGCGTTGAAAATGGTCAAAGAAGCTGGATTACCTGAACATGTAGCATACAGCATAGCGGGTTTTACTACGATTGACCCCATGATTATTCAGAATGCCATGAACCAGCCGCCCGCTGGTCAAATGTAAGATTAACCTAACATTTAACAAACCGCCTAACGGCGGTTTTTTTATGTCCAAATAAAAAGCGAACCCATGAAAAACAAACACATCAATCATTATTTAACGTCGGGCGATCCGTGGGCTATACAAGACGGCTGGCTGGAAACAATCCACACGATAGCAAACCGCGATCACGATTATCAAGCCGTTATTGCGCAACGTGGCTAACCGTTAAAAAACACGCGCACGGTTGAAAAACGCGGTTCTGTTGCTGTTATTCCGTTAACGGGTGTGATTTTTCCACGCGCTAATTTGATGACTGAATTATCAGGGGCAACAAGCCTTGAAATATTCGCATTGGATTTTAACGCCGCGTTAAATGACCCAGCTATTACCGCTATTGTCATCAATGCAGACAGCCCAGGCGGCGTGACAACGGGCATTAACGAAATGTCTAACATGATTCGTAATGCGTCCAAGCCTGTCACAACCTACGTTTCGGGGGCTGCGGCTTCTGCCATGTATTACATCGCCGCTGGCAGTCATAGCATTGTGATGGATGCAATGGCGATGGTGGGTAGTATTGGCGTAGTGACTCAAATACGCGGCAAAAATGATGATGGTTCGTTAGAAATCGTTTCTAGCAACGCACCCGACAAACGCCCTGATACAACCACAGCCGAAGGCAAGGCGGTTTATCAAAAAATGATAGATGATTTGGAATCAGTTTTTATTCAATCGGTTGCCAGTTTTAGAAATTTAACCACTGAACAGGTTACCGCCATTCGCGGCGGTATGTTAGTCGGTCAAAAAGCAGTTGATGCTGGCTTAGCCGATACGCTTGGTAGTCTTGAGGGCGTTATCAATCAACTTAACAACAACTCCACACCCACCACAACAAAACGAGGCAATCCGATGGATTTATCCACACTTAAAGCCGAACATCCCGCGCTGTATCAAGCCGTGCTGGATGAAGGTAAACAATCCATGCAGTCCGATCTGCAATCAACCGCCGCCAGCGCAACCACTACCGAACGCGCTCGCATATCTGCAATCCTGGCAAGTGACGAAGCAAAAGGGCGTGAAACTTTAG